TGCAGAAGTCAACTATCTTAAGAGAGGTTGATGAAGTAAGGGTAGATTTTAATAAGTTGGAAAGTGAATTTATTGAAAAATACGGTCTCGATTCTGTCATTAACATTAAAACCGGGGAAATAACACCAAAAGAAAATGGCCAAGATAAGTAACACCACTTCGTATCCTAACGCAACACCTGCGGCAAATGACTATGTTATTGGAACAGACATTGATGATAATAACGCAACTAAAACATTTAAGCTTCAGGAAATAGCTAATCTTTATGCAGGATCAGGATCAGGAACAGTTACTAGCGTCGGGTTAAGCGGCGGCACCACTGGCATTACCATAACAAGCGACACGGCAAACCCAATAACCACAACAGGCACATTTACATTAGGCGGCACTTTAGCTGTAGCTAACGGCGGAACAGGGCTAACGTCTTTAGGAACAGCTGGTCAAGTATTAAAGGTAAACACAGGTGCAACAGCTTTAGAGTTTGGTAGTCCAGCTATTTCAGTTCAAAATAGTGGTGGTGCTATAGTAACAGGTATAGATACTTTAAACTTTAATACTAATGTTGATGTTATTACAGCGCCTGGATCTAGTACAGCTATTATAAATGCTTCAGGAGGTTCTGGCTCTGTGTCAATTACATCTGACAACGCATCTACTGATTATGTAGATATTCAAGTAAACCCAAGTCCTATTACAGGAACGGGAACGGTTTCCGCAGATTTAAATGCAACTGGAAAAACTGGTGGTGGTTCAACACAATTTTTAAGAGGAGATAATGTATGGGCAATTCCTTCTTATTTTACGTTGCCAGCCTCTACTTTATTTAACGATACTTTAGGTCTTAAAGGCTCCTCTTATGGAGTTTGGAGTACAGCCAACGGAGGATTAAACGTAAATTTAGCTAGAAAGCTAGAGTATGGAGAGTTTGTTTATATACAATTTTATATGGAAGTTGTAACCCCAACCCCTGCCGCCGTAGGTAACTTAATTATGACCGGGCTTCCTGCTGTTTTAGCAACAGGTGTTGCGGTGGCACAAGGAAGTAGTAATATAACACTAAATACTAGTACGGCATCGTCGTCTAACACTTTTGCGCTAGTTGGCAGACCAGGTGAAACAGCAACAACCGAAATGAGCATTAAGGGGCATGGTTCGGCCACGTCACTGCTTACAGATGTGAATGCAGGAACAGTTTTAGAAGGGGCTGTACTAGCAGGAACAATACAATATTTAAAGGCTGGCTCTTAATTAAGATTCAGCATTAAAATTTAATAAAATGGAATACATAAGAAAAGTGTCTGTTGGTTCAGATTACAAGTCTGCAATGAATTATATTGTAGGACAACCCGTCTTAAAAACATACACCATACATGTCATCAAACAAGAAGACGATGGTGAAATTAAAGTTTACGTAGAGAATAAAAAGAACGAAGTTTTTCTTTGGAAAAGTTTTAGTATAGCAATGCCTTCTTCTTTAGAGTACAATGTAAACTATTGACATGAGATCTCCGTTTTGTTTCATAGTTAAACCTCAAGGAGGTCAACGCTATGACAACTTAAGTAAGCATGGCGATGGCAGATTAATAAAAAGCACCTCTCAAGAAGACCACACCGCCACCAATAGATTTGCCACGGTAGAAGAAATTCCTATTTTATGGTCTTTTAACAAAGATATATCCAAAGGAGATACTGTGGTAGTGCACCATAATATATTCAGAAAGTACTATGACATGAAAGGTGTTGAAAAAAGCGGTCCTTGCCATTTCAAAGATGATTTATACATAGTAGATGTGGAGCAAGTTTATTTACACAAGAACAAAGGCAAATGGAGCTCAGTGGGTGATTATTGCTTTATTAAACCAGTAAAAAGAGATAAAGATGTTATATTATCAGTAGACCGAAACAAACAATTAGTAGGAGAAATAAAATACGGAAATAAAGATTTAAGAAAGTTAGATATTTTCCAAGGAGATTATGTTTGTTTTTTACCTGAGTCTGAGTACGAGTTTGAGATAGATGGAGAAATATTATACAGAATGAAAACTAAAGATATATGCGTATTGATATAAAAGTAAAGAAACTAAAAGAAGACATCATAACCGCTGGTGAAATAGCTGTAAAAGAACTTATAAAAGTAGCTAAAGAAGATATTATAAAATACGACGCCGAAGATGATTTAGCCGCAGATAGATTAAAGAATGCAGCAGCCACCAAGAAATTGGCTATATTTGACGCATTTGAAATATTAAAAAGAATACAAGAAGAACAAGCCATTTTAGAGGAAAGAACGGTAGAAAAAGAAGCTTATCAAGGATTTGCAGAAAAAAGATCAAAATAGATTACATCAAGCTGTACAAGAACTTGTACCACAAAGTGTTATAACCACTAAGAATAAAGCTAAGACTTGGGAGTATGGGTATAACGAGAAGTACGATATTGTTGTTATATCTAAAGACGGTACATTAGGAGAGGTATACAGTATTCAGGGATTAAAAGTAGGATTACCCAAACAGCCAAAACAGATAAACACCAAGTTTAATAAGTGGCAAATCAAAGAACTACCTAAAGAATTAAAAAATATAAAAACCATATTTGATTGGCAGAAAAGAGACAATGATTTTAAATCTAAATGGGTTGACTATATAGAAAGAGAGTTTGACAAAAGAGAATATGGCGAGTGGTTTACCAATAACGGAGAACCAACCTATATTACAGGAACTCACTACATGTATCTGAACTGGACCAAAATTGACGTAGGCAAGCCTGATTTCAGAGAATCTAATAGAATATTTTATTTATTTTGGGAAGCTTGTAAAGCAGATAAAAGAAGTTTCGGAATGTGTTACTTAAAGAACAGGCGCTCTGGATTTTCATTCATGAGCTCTTGTGAAGCGGTTAATCAAGGAACTATCACCAGGGATGCTAGAGTAGGTATACTTTCTAAAACAGGTTCTGATGCCAAAAAAATGTTTACTGATAAAGTAGTGCCTATTTCCAACAACTATCCTTTCTTTTTCAAACCTATTCAAGATGGCATGGATAAACCAAAAACAGAATTAGCTTATCGCGTTCCCGCCAGTAAGATTACTAAAAAAAATATGGACAAGAAAGATGAGTTGTTTATGGACGGGTTAGACACGGTATTAGATTGGAAAAACACCTCTGATAACTCTTACGATGGAGAAAAATTATTACTATTAATACATGACGAAAGTGGTAAATGGGATAAGCCTGAGAACATACTTAACAATTGGCGAGTTACTAAGACTTGTTTAAGATTGGGATCTAAAATTGTAGGTAAGTGCATGATGGGCTCCACCTCAAACGCCTTGGACAAGGGTGGTGAAAATTTTAAAAAACTATTTTATGACTCTGATGTTACCAAAAGAAATGCCAACGGCCAAACAAAATCAGGATTATATTCGTTATTTATACCAATGGAGTATAACTTTGAGGGGTATATAGACGAGTATGGCCATGCAGTATTAGAAACGCCTGAAGAATCACTGGTAGGTGCAGATGGAGAAATAATAAACGTAGGTGTGGTAGACTACTGGCAAAATGAAGTAGACTCACTAAAAAATGATGCTGATGCATTAAATGAATTTTATCGACAGTTTCCAAGGACTGAGTCTCACGCATTTAGAGATGAAAGCAAACAATCGTTATTCAATTTAACTAAAATATACCAGCAAATAGACTACAATGATAGCTTAATTAATCAAAGATTCTTAACTAGAGGTAAGTTTATGTGGAAGGACGGAATTAAAGATACAAAAGTAGTGTGGATACCAGAAAAAAGTGGAAGATTTTTAGTATCTTGGATACCTAAGCCAGAAATGCAAAACAGAGTAATTGCTAAAGGAAATTTATTTTACCCTGGCAATGAACATTTAGGCTCTTTTGGTTGTGATAGTTATGATATATCAGGAACTGTAGGAGGTTTTGGTTCTAACGGAGCTCTTCACGGTTTAACAAAATTTAACATGGATGAAGCTCCAAGTAATGAATTTTTTCTGGAATATGTAGCCAGACCACAAACAGCAGAGATATTTTTTGAAGAAGTATTGATGGCTTGTGTATTTTATGGTATGCCAATATTAATAGAAAATAACAAACCAAGGCTGTTGTATCATTTAAAGAATAGAGGGTATAGAGCATTTTCAATAAACAGACCTGATAAAAGCAAAATGAGTTTATCTAAAACAGAAAAAGAACTAGGAGGTATACCTAACTCATCTGAAGCTGTAAAACAAGCGCATGCTGCCGCAGTAGAGTCTTATATTGAAAAATATGTTGGGTTAGATTTAGACTCAGTTTATAGAGATCCAGACGAAATGGGGTCTATGTATTTTAGCAGAACACTTGAAGATTGGGCTAAATTTAATATCAACAACAGAACAAAATATGACGCTACAATAAGCTCAGGTTTAGCTATTATGGCTAATCAAAAAGGTTTGTATCACGCTCCGAAAAAAGAATCAAAAATAAGCATTAACTTTGCAAGATATAATAATAAAGGTGCATTGAGCACAATTATAAAGTAAAAATGAAAGAACCCATAGTCTTAATCAACCCCACCACCTTTCCTAACCAACAAGCCACAGACGCAGAAAAGAACTCGATAGAATACGGAATGCGTGTTGGTGAAGCCATACAATATGAGTGGTTTAAAAGGGATGGTAACAGTTGTAGGTTTTATGATCAGTGGGTAGAGTTTCATAGATTAAGATTATATGCAAGAGGAGAACAGCCAATAGGAAAGTATAAAAACGAGATTGCAGTAGATGGGGATTTAAGTTATTTAAATTTAGACTGGACTCCAGTTCCTATTATACCTAAGTTCGTTGATATTGTTGTTAACGGCATGGCTGATAGATTATTTGATGTTAAGGCGGTTGCTCAAGATGCAATGTCAGCTGAAAAGAAACACCAGTTTCAAGAGATTGTAGAAGCAGATATGGTAGCTAAGCCAATGCTAGAAGCTACTGAAGAAATGTTTGGTATTGATATGTTTAACACTCCTAAGCAAGATTTACCAGAAAGCGATCAAGAGTTGGCTTTGTATATGCAAATGAATTATAAGCCAGCTATAGAGATTGCTGAAGAAGAAGCTATTGACACTATACTAGAAGAGAATCACTACAAGCAAAGAGTTCAGAAGCAAGTCAACTATGATTTAATGGTGTTAGGTACTTCATTTGTTAAGCACCAGTTTTTACCTAACTCAGGAATATCTGTAGAGTATGTAGATCCAGCATCATTAGTTTATAGTTATACAGAAAGCCCAACTTTTGATGATTGTTTTTATTTTGGTGAGGTTAAGCAAATTCCAATAACTGAATTAGTTAAAATAAAGCCAGATATCACTCCTGCTGAAATGGAAGAGATTGCTCAAATGTCATCATTATGGTATAACTATTATGGTATTATAAGACCTTATCAAGATAGTTTGTTTCAAAAAGACGTAGTAACATTATTGTATTATAACTATAAGACTACTCGAAAGATGGTTTATAAGAAAAAATACATGGATAATGGAGGAGAGAAAGTAATCAGAAAAGATGAGTCGTTTAATCCATCTGCAGATGAAGAAAGATTTGAGAAGTTAGAAAAAAGAATAGATGTGTGGTACGAAGGGATTATGATTATGGGAACTCAAAAAGTGTTAAAGTGGGAGTTGTCTAAAAACATGGTTCGTCCTAAATCAGCTTCGCAATATGCTTTACCTAACTATATTGGTGCTGCACCTAGAATGTATAAAGGCGTA